GGTATAGTATTGTCATTTTGATATACAAATAAACTTTCCCCGATCGCACCAACTCAACTCCGGCACTGTGTTATACAGATGGTAAAATGTAATTATACAGAAAGTGATTGCTGAAATTCCTTGACAAAATAAAAAATATCTGTTATCATTGTAAATGGAAGGTGTATAAACCTTTCTGTTTATTTGTAAAGGCGGCGGAGAATCAAAACGCATTAGTAAAGGTGGGTGCCACCGGCGAGGAGTCGGCCGCCAAACTGCACCGGGTGGATCCGGGGTGCGACTTCTCCGCCGACCGAATTATGAAGTATTATAGTTTACGTAAATGCTTATCATATAATCGCTACCTAAATATTTTAATTGGTGGCCGAGGTATAGGAAAAACATACCAGTTAAAAAAGTATGTGATCGAGCAATACCTGAAAAGCAAAAAACAATTTGTATGGCTTAGACGATACAAAACAGAGATCAAAGAAGCCACAGATGGATTTTTTACTAAGCACAAAAATAACTATCCCGACCACAAATTTGAGATCAAAGGTAAAACCGCATACATAGACGGCGAACAGGCAGGGCGATTCATCGCACTGACGAACGCCGATATTCTTAAAGGCTCTGATGATTTTTCAGCAGTAACAACATTAGTCTATGATGAATTCATCATTGACAACAAATCCTCATTCCGGCGCTATTTGCCGAATGAATTAAGAGTGTTCACCGACCTGCAAGAAACAATATTCCGAACGCGCCAAGATGGCAAGGTGTTCATGTTAGCAAACGCCTTGTCAATGATAAATCCATATTGTTTGGTGTTCGGAATAAAATTCTACAATAATCAAGTATTCAAAAACGATTTAATATACGCTGAAATGCTATCCACCACAAATGAATTAGCATTCGCCAAAGCAACAACACCGCAAAACAAATTAGCAACCAAATATCTACCCGAATATAACGAGTACGCAAACAATGAATCATTCCTAAACGATGACTATTCACAAATCGAACGAAAACCAAAAGATTCAATCCAACTTTTCAATATTAAAACCAACAACAATATAATATATTTTTTCTTTGCTTCAAGTTCGCAAGCATTATACGCCTGCCGCGCAGGTGACCCTAAGACAAATCCATTAACTGTAAACAAAATAGCAGAAAACAGCAGACCGCACGCAGGAGCCGAATTAAAGAAGATAAAGTCCTTTGCCGTGGCGGGAAGATTGTTTTTTGAAAATTTACAGATAAAAAGTGAAGTAGAGAAAATTATATATAATAGATTATGAAAGGAGTAAAAGAAATGAGTTTATCCGTTGAGCAAATCAAAGAAATTGTTGATCGTGTCGCAAAAGCTGAAGATGTAACCGAGATCGGCCCCGATCTTGCAACAATCACGGACACCTTTGTTGACTATGCAAGTGAGATTGAACGCTTGACTGGCGACAATTTAAAACTGGTTGATGATAATAAGCGTATTCGTGAGATCAACGGTAACCTGATGATGAAAGTAGGCGAGAAACTTGAAGTTGAAAAGCCAGAGAGTGACCCGCCCGCCAACGATGAAAAGTCACCTGATGAAGTGATTGAGGAGTTAAAGGAGGAAGAGTTTTTCGATGAGTTCTAAAAAAATGACCGAAGCCGCAAGAGCGCAAAAAACGCTGAATGCCGTTCGTTCTATGATGAGTGAATCCGCGCAGGCCGATGTTCCTGCCCTTGCCGATGGTGATGACATTAGCAAATTCGCAAACCCGATCTTGAATTACAAGGCGCACACGAATGAATTTATTTCTGTATTGGTAGATAGAATTATGTTCACTGCTGTTGAAGTAAAGCAGTACACAAATCGCCTTGCCCGCCTGAAAAAAGGCCGCCCCTATCCGCTGGGCACCGATGTTCAGCAAATATATGAAAACCCGGTCAATCCAATGGGATACAATGGCGAGAATCTGTCCGGCATTTTGAAGCTGTACAAAGGTGATACCAAGGTAGCCTATTACAGTCGAAACCGGCAAGATGTTTTTCCGCTGTCTATCAACCGTGAGGAATTGATGGGTGCTTTTGTTTCCTACGAAAAATTTAACCGCTTTGTATCTGCGAAAATCAACTCTGTTTTCTCCGGCAATGAAATTCGCGAATTCAATTTGTTCAAGCAGGCCATTGTTGACGCATATTCAAACAATGTTGTCCTTGGCCGCAAAATGGCAATGCCCGCCACAAAAGATGAAGCGGAAGATATGGTAGCAACAATTCGCGAAACTGCCATGAACATGACATTCCCTTCCACCGCCTACAATAATTATATTAACCAGCCCGGCGCAGTCGGTGATCCTGTGGAAACGTGGGCTGACGCTGACCGGATTGTAATTATTATCCGTTCCGATTTAATCAATAAGTTGGGCGTTAAAGTGCTTGCCATGGCTTTCAACATGGCAGAAGCTGACTTCCGAAACAATCTTATTGTGGTCGATTCTTTTGACTATGATAATTATGATTTGGAGAACAGAAAGCGCACCGGGAAAACACTGTCCGATATTGGCTTTGTGATTTGTGATGAAGCCTTGTTCCAGGTATACGATAATATTCAAACGGCGGCTGAAGATTTTATTGGTTCTTCCCTGACCTGGCAGTATTTCTTCCATGTGTGGCAGATTTACGGTATTTGCCCCTTTGCAAACGCCATGGTATTTGAAGTGCCGAAAGCGGACGCTTTGCAGGATTTGACAATCACCGACTTTCATAATCCAAGCGGTGAAAACTTTGTTGAGCTGAAAGCGGCAGACGCAACGCAGACGGTTGATTATGCAACAATCCCCGTTGACTACAAGGTGAACAACATGCGCCTTGAATTTGAGCAGGTACTTGAAAGTGCCGCCAAGGATAAAATCACCGCTGAAACATTGGCTGACTATGTGACGATCACCTTTGATCCAATCGCAAAGACAATCACTTTCACCGGTCATTCAACTGCTGACACAACGCATACGGCCACTGTTCTTTGCAACATTATTGCCGACGGTGTAGCAACACCGGTTGCGGTTATGGTAAATTTTACAGTGTAACCGTCATGTTGAAATATAAAAAATTTAACCATGACGGAGATCTTGAATTTGATTGCCCTGCCGCCGGTGACTATGGCGTAAACTTCATCGACACCCCCGCCGAAACAGAAGCAACTGACACAAGAACAGTTCCCGTTCTTTCCGGCGAAACATACGGTAAAACAGAAAATGTTAACGGAATGTTACAACTTGTTGATGTCGCTTACGATAACGCAGAAACTGGCATTTTTGAACCGCTGGGGTATAATGCGCTTTCGCAAGTAAGTGCCAAGGAATGGATTGAGCGTGGTTTTTATGATTTGGATGTATCAATCACCGGTAAAAACAATGATCAATTCAAGGTCACAGTAAAATCAACCTATCTTCACGGCGTTGCTGGATTTCTTGATTTGCCGCTTATTTGCACTTATTGTTTATATGTATATGACAATAAGGCAAATGTGATCGGTAAATATGTGTTCAGTATAAGAGTGACGAAAAAAACATAACAGGAGTAAAGACAATGGCAGTAACACACCCTACAACACGATTGGATCTATTTACAGTGCCATGGGGTAAGCCGGAAGAGTGCCACGCTATTGTTGATTTCCCAACGGCGGCGGCGCAAGTCGCCGCCTTTGATGATTTGGCGGAAAAAGGTGTAAGCGCAACTAAATTCAATTATATCAAAAAGGATCAAGCCTTTAGGATCGAGGGGAATTTTGCGCGCTTTGAAGCATTCAATTATTGCCGCTACCAAAACCGTGATTTTGTAAATCGTCAGGGAAACAAAAAATGGTATTATGCATTCATTGACAGGGTTGAATATATCGCACAAGATGTTGCGATGATTTACATTACAACCGATTACTGGCAAACCTACCAATTTAATATAACTTACTATAAATCACTTATTGCCCGCGCTCATGTGAAAAAAAGTGAGGACACCGTAGGCCGCTGGCTTCAGCCTGAACCGGTGGGAGCGCCTGCCGATTATGAAAAGGAAATTGAAATTTTTTCAGGTGGTGATTCATGGGTTCCTTATTGGTCGATGATTTCCGTATCAAGGCCACCCGGAGCAGGTGAATCCGATTGGGTTTATGGTGGCTACGGCAAGTTGGATTCAATGACCGGCCAATACGCGGGATTTATTTATGATCATAATGTTATTCAAAAAATAATAGACGCATATGCAGGTACCACGGATCGCCGTCAGGATATTATAGGTTTTCGTTGCGTTCCGTATTGGGTTTATTCAAAGTTAAAAAACAGTAATTGGATTGTACCTATCACTGTTAATGGCGTTGAAATAAACTATTGCAAGGAAAATGTTTCAATGACTTTAGATACAGAAGCAGAAATTGCAGGAAACGCTTTAGCGTGCGGCTATTCCCCGCGAAACAAAAAAATGCTTACTTCAATGTGTCGAGTTTATATTGTTTATAATTATAACGGGTTTAGTCAACCTTTGCGCCCTGAATTTATTAAGGGAAATTCAATCAAAATGAGCGCAGAAATGCGCCCAATAGGTTCTAATGGTTTTAAGCTGAAATTGAAAAATTATTCAAAACCCGCCGAATCTGTTTTTGATGTCCCATATGCTTTTGAAATGCAAATTGGCTACAACGAAAATGGCGGTGTTCAAGGGTCGCTTAACCGTGTTGGTTCAGTTTTGAATGCGGCCGGGGCTGTGGCTGGTGGTGCAGTAAGTCTTGGTGCAAATATTGCAAGTGGCAATGTTGCCGGAGGCATTACTTCTGGGGTTGGTGCTGTTAGTTCTATTTTCAGTGCGTCAAGAGAAATTACAAGCGCCTTTAATTCTAAGGTGGCAAGCAAAGGCAATCAAAGTGATACCAATTCTATATCGAGCGAAAACTGTAAATTTAGATTGGTTGACTGTTCACCTTTATACAATGAATGTGGGCCGATTGATGATTTTTTGGATCTTTACGGCTATGCAATTAACGAGTGGGGTAAAATATCCAGCTGGAAAAACACCCGCAGTAAATGGAATTACTTACAGACTGTTGATTGCAATATAAAAGTAAATGCACCTGCACCGGAAGCCGCTTCAATTCGCGGGATGTTTAACGCAGGAGTCACAATTTGGCATTCAATTTCAGATTTTGGGAATTATTCTCTTGACAACAATTAAAAGGAGGGATAGTAATGGACAATCCAGCAACCGCAAAGCCTTTTGCACTTTATCACAGTCCAGCCACAAACGGCACTTTTGCCGGTCAATTCAATTCAATCTTAACTGCGACACAATTAAACCAAATATATCAATGTTATTTTATGAACATTGCCGCAACCGTTTTTGAGTGGGAAAACTTGCCTGAAACAGTAGACGCAGACTTTTTAGAATTCGCCTTGATCCAAGATGGCAAGGCCGCTTTCTGCAATGATCGTGACCGGGGGTTTTTAGGACTACGCGCGGCGGATCAATCCGTTCTAAATCTGTACGGATACCCGGTCAAAATCAACGGCTACGGAATCAATTTTAATCAGGAATACAACGCAGACGATTTTGTTTTAATCAAAAACAATCCAATGTGGACTCCCACCCTTTTTTATATCAATTATTTTGTAGACAAAATCGCAAAAACACAGCAGATTATTGATATAAATGTAAACGCACAAAAAACACCGGTAATTCTAAAAGGTACGGCAAATCAAAAATTAGCGCTTGCAAATCTGTTTGCAAAATATGACGGGTCACAGGGATATATTTTTATTGACAAAGATAATGATTTCAACGATTGTTTCGGAAGTGTAAACACCGGAGCGCCGTTTGTGGCTAAGGATCTTTATACCTTGCTTGAAAGCTACAAAGCTGAATTTCTTTCATTTCTCGGAGTGAATAATGTGCAGAACGAAAAAGCCGAGCGCCTTATCACCGATGAAGTTAACGCAAATAATCAATTTGTATCAATTAACCTTGAAACAATGTTATACGAACGGAAAAACGCTTGCAAACTAATCAATGAACGGTTCGGCTTGGATATTTCTGTAAAGCCGCGGGTGCAAAGCGAAATTATAGAGCGTGACAAACCCGCCTTTGACGATGAACCGCAGGGGGTGGAGTGATGGCACGGTATACTACAAGTTTGGAAGTGGTTGTCAACAATTTATGCGAAAACAGAAATAACGCTTTGAATATCCGCGTTGAATCTGCGCGGAAGAAAATTTTTGATTTTTCGTACCCAACTCCGCAAAAAATAGAAGATTTCAAACGATATTTTGAAACGCTTTTTATCTTCCATTATTTAACAGATGAGTTTGCGTTTGAAACTTACAATCTTTGGAAAGTAAAACTTCAATCAAAATGTATGGAAGTCATGCCCGGCTACGCCAAAGCTTTTGACGGCTTTGCACAAATGACCGCAGATTTGGCGGTTGCAAACCAAAAATTCAACCGCAAAACGGATTCAAACGCCACCGGCAAAAGCAAATCAACCGGTTCTTTTTCAAATCAAAACGATTCAAATTCAACCATGCGCGGGGCGGCAAGCGATCTTCCCGGCAACATGATGAAAGCAAAGGACTTCACTTCTATTGAGTACGCGGACAGAGCAAATCTTGACACCGCTTCCAACAAATCAACGGATAAAGGATCAACCACCACATCCAATGATACATCATCCAAATCAAACCAAATTGAAACAATATCCGGTTTAACAATGCCAGCCGGGGAAGTTTTCCGGCAATTCAAAAATGAAGTAAACGGCCTTTATTCTGAATTGCTTGATGAATATAAAGACTTATTCATGCCATTATGGTACTAAGGAGGAAAAAATATGAATTATCCCAAACCAGATGTTGACCCTATCGCGGTGCTTCGGCGGTTTTATTGCAACCGCATACTCCCGCAGGTCTACGATGATTCATTATCTTTTGAGGAACTGCTCTACGGTGTTCTAAAAAAGATGAATGAAGTGATTGAAAAGGTGAACAGTTACGATGAATTGATAAATTATGTTATTGATTTGTTGGAAAACCTTGACAAACACATTAAGGAAACAGTCACGGAGCAGCTGCAAAAATGGTATGATGACGGCACCTTAAAAGAAATTCTTGCTGTTATCTGCGAACCCTATTTTGACGAATTCCGAAAGGAAATTGCCCAGCTGAAAAAGGATTTTGTAACATTCAAAAATCAACCCCATTCAACATACATTGATTTTGAGCGCTGGCTATTAGGCTGGACATATCGCGGTGAAAATCTTGCAAATCCTGAACAGGAAACAGACCGATACCCGGTGAACCAAGGCGGCGCGCGCTATACCATTGGCGGCAACCTTTATTATGCCTGCGCCTTTGTTCCCCGGGGGCACACCCTTGAATTGCACCCCACCACGGCGGCGGTGGTGATCTTCAACTATTCCAACGGCGCACAAGTCGCCCGCCGGGATATTGAGGGCTTGGGGCACGCCAATTCTATTGTTTATAATTCAAAAAGAAATAGTCTTTTCATTGCTACAAGTGAATTGAACGGTGCGCCCTCTAAGACGATCTTTGAGTTGAACCCAACAACACTCGCAACAATTCAAAAGTATTCAGCGCCAGCCGGGTACAATGAAAGCGCGGTTTCCTCCGTTGCTTACGATCAAACTAACGATCAAATGTACATTTCTCAAGGTCTAAATGTGTACGAATGGAACCCGGCAACAAACACCGCTTCAAATATGGTGACGCTTTCCAACCCCGGATTTGACTATATTATGCAGACTGTCAAGGTAAATGCAACCGCCTTTGTAATGCTCACCTACTCCCCGAACACGATTCGCATCTATGATAAATCAGGGGTTTACATTCGGCAGTTTACAATTCCGCAGTATTTGGACAATCAGCGTTTTTGGTCAGGTGAATTTGAAGATTTAACCGTAAATGATAAATTTTATGTCTATGCAAATTCGCAAGGCATTACTGCGGTCAACCCCACAGATTCAATGATTTCCATTTGGCGCGGTTCTCTGTTGCAAGGTACACCTTCCTCTATTAAACAAACCACAACGCAGGGATACGGTGTCGGATATTCCACATTTAATAATATTGTATATGTGGATAAAGACGCGGACGCCGGTGGAATCTATCACATGAACCGATCACCTGACGGCACGAAAGGCAACCCATTTAATCAAATCTTTCAGGCCATGGATTTACTCGCCTGTCCGATTTATCATCAAGAGTTGGAAATTCGCGTAAAAGGAACAACCGGTTCCTACCGGTGGTTTAATATTGCCAATGGCGGAAATGTTTACATTTCAGGGCGATATACTTCCAACGACCCCCCGACCACAAGACCTAAACTGATGGGTCTTGTGATGCATAATTGTAATTCGGTGACGCTTGATAATTTGGAGGTTGCAAATTCAAACACCAATGAAGCAAACCAACCTCATACAATCCGCGCGGTGAATGTGAATAAATTACTTTGCAACGATGTTGAATTGATTTATGCTTCCGGCAAAACCGCTTACAATCTGCTAAACACAACCCTGATTCTTTCCGGTGGCGGTTCCGGCACATTGAAAGAATGGCCAACAACACCATGCATTCGCCTTCAACGCGGTTCACACCTTTATGGCTATGAAAAGCACAACATCGGCGTAAATCTTGAATCGGACAACACAATTATTTGTCAAAGAAAAATTTGTGACGCGCAAAACAGGACTTCCGGGTCGATTGACACCCGCTCCGATGGCGGGATACAAATTTGGTCAGCTGAAATGATTTCAGGGATGGTTCAGCATTCCAGCCGGATTGGTGTCCGGTATCATTCCAGCGCTTCCGGGGTTGAAAGAATCCAGTATTTCTACGGTTTCAAAAGCGGATCAGCCTTTACAATGTTAGTCACTGAGGGATCGAACACTGTTAAGGTGGCGTTTGACGGTAGCAGGATTTTCACAGTTTCGGACGCAAACGGCCTTGTTGTTGACGGGATTGTATTTGAGGGGTGATTAGAATTACAGTTGAACAGTTAACTATAATTCTGTCATCTGCGGTCACGCTGGTGGGCACTTCGCTCACCGCGTGGCTTGCAAACTCAAAAACTTTGTACAGAATTAAACAGCTTGAGAAAAAGCAAGAACAGTACAACAACCTACAACAAAGGGTTGCACTTCAAGAACTGCGCCAGCAGGTAGCAGATCACCGCATTCAAGATTTGGAGGATAAAGTAAAATGAAAAATGTTTCAAAAGATACCATTATACGCACAATCGTGACTTTTGTTGCGCTTGTAAATTCAGTGTTAACAATGATCGGTAAAAACCCGCTTCCATTTTCGGACGATGAAGTGTATTTGTTTTTTTCCACACTTTTAACAGTGTTTTCCACAATTTGGGCGTGGTGGAAAAATAATAGCTTCACTTCTTCGGCCATTGCTGGTGACATTGTTAAGGATGAAGCAAAGGGAAAGGGGTACACGGAATGACCTACGATCAGTTTTACAAAATGTACAAAGGTAAATTTGTGGACTATGACCATGTGTCCGGCGCCCAATGTGTTGATCTTGCAAAAGTCTACCTAAATTCCTGCTTCGGACTTCTGCCCGGAGCATGGGGAAATGCGGTTGATTATTATACCAATTATTCCGCACATAAACCCCTTGTTGCAAATTTTGAAAAAATCGCAAACAATCCTACTTTTGTTCCATTAAAAGGTGATATTGTTGTATGGGGATCTAAAATCAGCCCTTACGGTCATATTGCCGTAGCCACCGGAAACGGAAATACAAAGTGGTTTGAATCTTTCGATCAAAATTGGCCGCGCGGTTCAAAGTGCAAAAAAGTGAAACACACCTACAATGGGGTGCTGGGTGTGCTTCGGCCTAAAATGCGTGGTGCTATTTTTGACTATCCAAAGCCAAAAATCGGATCGACAATCTCATTGACATATGTGCGCGGTGTGTATAAAGGTGCAGGCGCGAACACCGGACGAAAAAAGATCAAAGATTTGACTTCGGACGGTAGAAAGCATTGTTTGAATCGTGACGAAAAAAACAACATTGCCTACCTGAAGCGGGGCACAAAATGTACTATTCTTGAATTAGTTTACAAGGGTAATAAAAATATTTGGGCGCGGATCCCCTCCGGGTGGATTTGCATATACGATTATAATATCGCCTGCAAGCGGTACAAATAAAAAGACCCGGGGAGAAATCCCCGGGTTCTTTTATTTTAACTGAAAAATAAAATTCGCACTTCCGATATGTTTTGAATCGTTGAAAACAATTCATCATTGCAATAAACACACTTTGTTAAAAGGAAATTGTTGAATTTGATTTGAATATTTGTGCCGACAAATGTGGCACCGGAAAATGTTTTTAATTCAAGAACCTTATACCCACGATCTGCAAGGATAGCTTGTAATGCTGTTGATACTGTTGATTGCATTTTTTTCTTCTCACTTTCTTTAACTTTTTCTTCAGAATTTGGCTCAAACAGAGAACAAAAATCAACTTTAGGAAATTTGTAGAATATACCGGTATTATTCAAACTCTTGCATATTTTGTAATGTGCACAGTCGTTACATTTCATTTTTTCATGCCTCCGTTATTGAATTAAATTTTTAGATGATCAATGTAAGATAGCCCAACCCTGATTCAGATGAACATTCTTCTTCAATCCATTTTATTTTACATTCATAATAAGGTTCCCAACCTTTGGAAATAATTCGCTCGCATTTTAACATGTAATCTTCATTCGGGTTGGCAAGATTAAGATATATTTTATCATCTCCACCGATTAAAAATAAACTTATGATGTCGCAAACCCTAACCGTTGATTCTATGTCGAATAAATCCATGAATTTCATATCCCGTACCTCGCTATTACATTTCTTGCCGCGTGCATTGACTTGGCATTAGCGTTCATTTTGAATGTTAACGCGACAACATTTCTTTCTTCGTGGACTTCAATTAGATAGCGTATCAAATCCAAATCCTTACAAAAATAAATTAGACCTCGAACACCGGTTAAGGTGTTTGGCGCGCTTAGCGTTATTTCTTTTTTGCCATTTAAAACCTGAGTGATGAAGGAAGCAAAATAACGCTCAAAGGGTTTTTTAATTTCTCCCTCTCGGTCAAAGCATTTTTTAGCCCAAGCGAATTGTTGTTTGATTAAAAATCGAATCACTTTTTACACCTCGTTAAAAGCACTTATTTGATACTCCGTTTCACCGAATTCTTTAATTTCTCGCAAAAGAGAAAAACGGTTGTAATTCATTCGCTCATAATATAATGAACCCAAACGAATCACCCGGTTAAAAGGTTCTTCAAAATCGTCAACCGCAGTATCAATCATGATTTGATCTTCGATTGACAAATCGGCGTATTTTACAATTGCATTTGCGCGCGAATCAAAAATAAAAATTTGTTTTTCAAGATCAACCCAATAAGCTACCGCGTAGCCCTGCTCATAGTGCCTATCCCATCTTTTTTGCAATTCCATAATTTTTACTCCTTTTTAATTTATTTTTATGCCAGGGCTGATTTACTCAGCCCCAGCGCGTTGAATTATTCAAAATAGGTCGTGCAACACTCTGCATTTAGCGCAAACATGATTTGAGGTATATCATACTCTGTATCGCTATGCTTTTTAATCTTTTTAGCAATGAATTCAAGTCTACCGGTGTCAATATTTCGCCCCTCATAACTACTACCGTAAATATATTCAAGGAATGCATCATAATCATTAATATCCCCGCAAGTAAACCAATTATGCCTAATACAAGTCTGTCGTACTTTCGTCCCGGAAATTCGTCTAAATTCTTTCATTGTTATTCCTCCATTTAATTAAATTCTTTCTTTCCTCATTTCTTGCCTTAATTGTACCACAAATTTCCAAATCTGTAAATAATTTTGGGCAAATTCGCTGAAATAATCGACACTGTTTATTAAAAGCGCGTTCCGCGCTCGCGTATCTTGAATGTGGATTCGCTTAATTCTACACCGCCTTGCACGGTTTTACTTTTCAAGATTCCAAAATATTCCTGTTCCGTGTTGAAGTTTTCAAATGTGATTTGATTTTTTACAATTTCATTCTGTCCAAGACCCGCGGCCTTTACATCAAGATTGCCTTGCTCATCCTCTTCAATGTACAGTTTTGCACCTAAGAATTTAGCCCTTGAAAAACTGCTTTCATGTGCCATGCAATTAAATTCTGTGTCACTGATTTTTACACCCTCCGGCGGATCATCGCCGATCAAATGTAAGCTGTCCGTATCACAATAGCAACAACGATCTACATTTTTAATGAAAAGCGTTTGAATGAACCGCCGGGCATAGGCTGTCACAAATGCGGCCACAGGAACATACACTGTCTTTGCAGGTCGCGGTGTTTCAACTGTTTGGTATGCAAGGATTCCTTTATCATTTATATATGGCCGTTTAACAAATTTATCATTGCTGGCACCAAATTTTCCGTACAATGAATTTAGAAACAATTTTGCAATGCTTCTTTTCCCCGCGTTTTTTTCAATTGTTGCCTGCATTTTCATTTCTTTGAAATGGTTTACATAGTCAATAAATATTCCTGATCGGCCTATAAATTTATAGCCGCCTATGTATTGAATTTCCTTTATATTGTAACACTCGTAAAACATTTCTAAATCCACATTAGTTAAATATAGGTTCACCATTAAACAGCCGGTGGTAGTGATATATTCGCGGGGGTTGAAGCGTTTATCATTTTTGATTTGAATTGTAGGAATTTTCCCTTTCTTTAATTCAAATTGCACGGTTATAAATTGTATGTATAATGGATAAATCGGATCATCTTTATATTTTCCCTCAAAAAACACAGGGGTGCCTACCGGATATTTGTTATCCGGATCGCTCATTACCGAGGGGTACAAACTGTTTACATCGTACACCCTGCCATGGCCTACCGGTTTTCCTTTGAATTTGGGATTGACATAACAATACCCGCCTTTATAAGCGCGTTTTAATAAATGATACAAATCATCATCAAGGTGTGGAAAGTATGTTAAAAATTCATAATTTGAATAGTAGCTATTTTGCTTATAATAGCGCATAGCGTTTGACGCTATGGTGTTGCGCTCGTGACCCTCAACCCTGAATTGCTTTATTGCTTTGGCTACAATGATTACATCGTTTGTAATATAGTCAACTTCTTTCGGTGTCATGGTATAGTTGTACCCCCGAAAGGTTGCATAATCAATAGAACCCTTTTGCTCTTTGATTCCAAAAGATTTAGCGATTTGCGAAACGCTCATATTAAATATTTTTAGCGTATCATAAATTGTAACATACTTTCGCTTTGTGAAGTTTATTCTATAATTATAATGAACGCCTATTGAACTGATTAAGCATTCAACTGTTTTTGCTTTTCTTGCTTTTGGATTATCATTATACTCCCATTTTGCTACACCTAAAAGATAGCTTAAAATGTAGCTACCATCAAATTTTAAGTTATGAAACCCAATTAAAGATCCAGTTGGAAGTCCGCGAATTGCTGAAAGCCAGCTTTCAATATTATTTCCGTATTGAATATTTGACAAATTATCAACCTCAACAATAGACCACGCCCATACAGACATGACCCCAGTTTCCGGATCCTTTTGTGTTTCAAAATCGGAAATAAATTCTTTCATTCTACTTTCCCTTTACTCCGTTTATAGCTGTTCGCATTCGGTCGTAAGCTTCCTGGCTCTGTGTCGGATCGTTTGATTCATAGGCCGCCCACAAGGCTTCAACTGATTCCGGCCATGCGCGGGATAATGAATCAATTTGCAGTAATGTTAAATGATTAAATTCTTGGACTAAATCCATTAAATCCAAAGCGCGCAGAGCGTTCATTACATTTTCACGGAATACTTCAGCCCGATGTTGATTGAATGATTCCAAGGTTTCCTTTTGATATTCGTACATATATTGTTTTAATGCTTTCGCAGAATTGAATTCCGTTTTTGCAGGCGTTTCATTTTGAATAAAAGATTGAATACTTCTTTCCTGCTGTTTTTTTATAATTCGCGTTGTTTGAGTTTCGATGGTTTTATATTTACCTAACGTTATAAATTTTTCCTGTCTAACCGCTTTTTCTGTTTCGCGAATTCGGTTTAGAAGTTCCTTGTATTCCTCCAATGTTGTTATTTTTGTAAATTCTTTTTCAGGATTTAATAATTTAGGCAATACAACGCCTTCATATTTCCCATGCGCTTTTAATGCGGCGGCGCGCCTTATTTTATAATTATATCCGCGAATGACGGCGGCAAGTTCTGCTTTGCGCTGTTTCGTATGAATAAATTTTGTCATATACTTTCACCGTTAAATGATTATAGCCCGGTTGTACCGGGCTATAATTTTGAGTTTTAATAAATTTACAGAACTGTAAATTTATATGTATGGCCGTTTTTCGTTTTCACCTGGCAAGGAACGATCTGCAAGGGTTCAGCAAAATCCGATCCCCAAATGGATCTTACTGCTTTGACACAGCTATCCACGCCTAAGGCCATAGACATGTAGGCGGATCCATCTTCGCAAAGGAAGAAATAGCGGTTGACCTGCTCCCCCTGATCGTTTACAGCAGGTTGGTCGATAATCTGCACCACGGATAATGTTTTGTTGACTGCTTCACTGAACGGACTTGCGTTGGTCAGTGCGCGGAAAAGGTTTACTTTGCTTTCATGAGTTGTTGCGGTTGCAATCAATGCGGTTGTTTCCATAATTGGTTTCTCCTTTTGTTTTAGATTAGTTTTGTTTGGTTCAAAGGTGAGCGCTCATTTCCTTTGATGACTCTATTATAGCACACCCGGTATTATTTTGTAAAGGTTTTTGAGGGTTCGCTCGTTGTATAATTTCATATTACAATCTGTATAGATCAGAGCCGGAGGTGAATTGATTCGATTGGGGAAAGTTTATTTGTATATCAAAATGACAATACTATACC